CATGGGTCAATGGCCGGTGCGCAACACCAAAAAAATTATATAAAAAAATATTACATGATGTTGAAATTGGTAAATATGACATTTCGATTTAATTTTGTTATAATATAAGGAATGGATTTCCCATTCCTTATATTATAATTTATGCAGGTGATCATATGTTTGTTCGATTATTTGATAAAACATTTTTAATTGACCCACAGACCGAGCCAAAAAATCATTTTTGTGTGAAATTAATCATCAATGATTATATGAGACTAAGACATGATCTCATTGATGGGGAATATATTTTTCGAGAATTACGAAATCGAATGAAAGATGCGTTACAGCAATCATTCATTGATGGAGAATATCATGATTATCATATCCAATATTTAATCATTCCGAGTAATGAGGCCGATATACTTTTACAAGATTATGCAAATTATATGGGATTGTCATATGGTGGATATCAAACATTATATGACTATTCAAATCTTATCACATGTACATGTGAGGAAACCTTTTATTTTGCGGCAAATCCAATAAAAGCGATTCTGCCAAGTGAAGAGCAATATCGGTACAAATCGCCGACATATATTGATTCTGAGATGCTATTGTCTGAATTCCTAATCAATCATATGGATATTGAATTAGCTCGTAAGAAATATTTACATTTCTATTTTAGCGAATTATATACTCTGATCATAAATACTGTTGTTGATCGATATATGATTGGATTGGATAGTCCGGACATTTTAAAATTTTGGGAAAATAAACCATTCACATCACAAACAAAAGATGATATTGCGTACCATAAAAATGAAATATTGGAAGGATTATCTCAACTAAAGGTTGATACATCTATATTCTATCTTCCTTTAAAGGAATATGCCCGACAATCTACATCATTTGGATATATTCTAGAAAATCGATATCGCTATAATTTTCTTTTACGAAATTATTTAATCTCTAGCAAATTTGATATATTATCACACCCAAGAATGGCAAAATATTTATCATGATTTATTTATGAAGGATCTGAGATCGATATGATAAAAATATATGTTAAAACAACGGAAGCGTGTAATTTGCAATGTGATCATTGTTATGTCGGTGACCGACGAAACAATGATACACAATTTGATGAAATCAAAACGGTAGAATGGATTAATAAATACATTGAAGTATACCGACACCCCCCAGAAGATGTTGCTATCATTTTCCACGGAGGAGAACCATTCCTGGTCAATTTAGATAAAATCCATTACATCATCGATCACGTAATGCCTGGAGTAAAATTCAATACAACTACAAATTTGATGTATCATCTAACGGATGATCATTTAAATTTGATGAAAAATATATTTGTTGATGATCATGGAATCCCATGGATGCATACATCATGGGATTATAAAATTCGATTTAAAACGGATGACCAATTGAAACTATGGGAAAATAATGTAAAAACATTATTGGAATATGGAATTGATCCGATGGTTAATATTGTATTAACCAAGCCACTAATATCTGAAATGACTGTCATGGATCTAATTGAATATTTTTCTAATATTGGTGTATCCCGAATCAATTTCGAACGATTGACAAAAATAACAACACCAGATGAAACTCTAATACCGGATTATGATAAACAGGATGAATGGTTATGTGAGTTTTATGATAAACTTGAGAATCATTTCTCAGTATTCTTTTTTGATGAAATTGCTCGTACATATCATGGCATTTTCCTTGATTATCGAAAACGCGATTGTATGAAAAATGTCATTACCATCAATCCGGATGGTACAATCGCTGGATGTCTGTTAACATCTGTCCTCGGATTAACATATACTTCAATAGATGAATCGCCGGATCATATGTATCAGAATAAAAAATACAGTTGTTCGCGCACCGCAGAAGCCATTGGTAAAATGAAATGTTATGAATGTGATATATTCAAATATTGTAATGGTGATTGTTATCAATTATCATGGGTCAATGGCCGGTGCGCAACACCAAAAAAATTATATAAAAAAATATTACATGATGTTGAAATTGGTAAATATGACATATAAAATAATAGGCCTCATGTGAGGCCTATTATTAAAATATTTTTTTTATGTCACCATAATCAATGAGAATTAGTTTACCATTCTGAATTGCAATATTATTTATATAAAAATCCTGAATTTTGATATTATATTTTGATATATCTTGGTGTATGACTCCTTTAAAATAAACGATATCTCTTTCATCAATAACATCATAGACATTCACTAAAGTTGATGATACAATAGGTACATTTCGTATCATACAATGTAATTTGATTGGATGCAATTTATCCGATATATTTTTTTCCGTTAATGCAATTTCTACGAAATTGTTGTATATCCCTCGAGGGCTTAATGGGAATTTATAAATCAATTGATTATGTAATATTGATAATCTGTTATTCCCTTTGAATACCTTATATTTGGTAAGAGATTCTTTCATAATTTTTGCCACAATATCGAGATTTGGACATTCATTGTATATCATTGTTATAGAATCAATTAATTGTTGAAAATCATCCGTTGATAATAATTCAATATATTCGATGATATCCGAAGAAGTAATAGCACGGATCTGAATTTCAGATAATGATATGATTATTTCTTCCAATATATACATTTTTCTCTTGGTTAATATATATTCGGTCTGATCGGGATGCGGGTCCAACAACATCTGTATGTGATGATCATATAGTTTATATAATTCAAACTGTAATAATTTCATGAATTCCAATGCATCATATTTACTTATTTCTTTTAATTTTGGATTATTACATATTATAAATGCAGTCTCCTTTAATCTTAAAACGTCATCCGATAGCATTTCTCTGCAGTTTATAATTTTATCAAAATTCATCAGTATCATCCCATCTTATTTTTATTTATGGAGGCAATTATATGTTTATGCGAGACAGATATAAACCGGAAGCGGTACCATCATTCATTTCTATAAAAAATGAACCAAGCCTAGATAAAACATATCCAAATATGTATAATGTTTATACAAGTTTTTCGAATCATTTTTCGATCCCAATCGATAATTTTATTTTAACAAATGGCTGTGAAAATGCATTAAAGATTGCAATGATGATGTTGCCAGGAAAGGATTTATATATTGAACATCCGTCATGGGCAATGGTTGATGTTATCGCCGAAGGATTCGGATTCAACTATACTTATGTTGATTATAGATTCCAGAATAATAAGTTTATTTTGAATATCACTGATGATTCATATCCAATATATACAACTGATACATATTCAAATTTGATCAAACATGAGAATATTGATCGTTATCGAAATATAAAAATAATTGATGAAACATATACGAATCGCATTCTATTAAATAAAGATCGCATACTTGCGGAAAATGAATTTATTATCGGATCATTTAGCAAATGTGCAGACCCAGCACTTCGATTAGGATATTTAATATATCATAAAAAGTATGATACGCGAGCTCAGTTGTTACGTGAGCAATACATTTGTGGTGCAGCCGCCAAATACTTAGAAAATATTATAATGCATCGAAATCCAATTTGGGATTGGAATATTCCATATAAAATTATAACGCAGCACTATGTTTATGTAACACTTCAAGCAAAAGAACTTCCAATTCCGCATAAACATTTTATTGTAGATGGTATCGATTTATGTCGATTTGGAAATCCTGATGATAATTATAAAAAGGAGTATATTGAGTGGAAACTGAACACATCGAACGGATGAAATCTCGCATCAGCAAATTGAATATAGAAGATGAATTTTCATGTCTCCGGTCTATATGCCTGAGTGTGACAGATATGTGCAATTTACAATGTGAATATTGCCCTCATAGTACCTATTTTGAAAATGCTAATAATTATGCATCATTAGATATGATTCATGAACTAAAACGGCAACTATCATTTTATAAATATTCCGGCATGATATCAATTTCCGGTATGGGGGAGCCTACCCTACATCCTCAAATAAATGAAATCGTCGAAATATTACAATCATTCGACCTGCAAATTATTAGTAATGGTCTTACTAATTTTGATTATAGAAATATAGCAAAGTATGCATGTATTGTTATATCGATTCATGATATGAATAATGAGCATATCATCAAAAATAATACGTCCAATGTTGAATGTATATATCGAAATCATGACATTCATTCATCTGTAAGCGAATTTAGTCCAACAAATCGATGGAATCAAGACCTGGATAATACCATTTCATCAATTTGTTATTATCCATTCTATAAGACTACAATCGATTACGATGGTTCCTATTTAATTTGTCAAGAAGATTGGAAACGATATTCAAAAAAATATACGATATTTGATATTGATATTCGAAAATATTTTACAGAATATTTGCATTCCATAAAAATGATGATGTTCCATCATCCGCGATCGATATCTCCATGTGATAAATGCAATGCAAATGGTCTTGTACTTGGGGGAGAATATGCAGAATATTTCAAAAATAAATATAATATCGGAGGCGGCATATGAGTTCAGATCTGTTAAAAAATAGGGTGATTAATATATCTCGAAACGATAATCTATCTTTAGATACACCACCAACAACAGTAAAGATTGAACTTACTGGTAGATGCACACTGGATTGTGTATTTTGTAATCATCATTCGATGAAAGAGAAAAATATTCGCCAGAAACTATTGTCACTGGAAGATTTTAATATCATATTACAGCAGCTATTAACAATTTCATCCGTTCGGGAAGTTGGATTATTTTATATGGGCGAATCTGCGATTCATCCTCTACTCAAAGATTTTTACAAAGAATTGAAAAAATACAAATATTTCACATATCTGACGACAAATGCAACAACTATTGAAAATATCATACCGGCAATAAAATATATTGATAGTCTGAAAGTATCATGGAACTATAAAAATATTGAAGACTTTATTTGGAAAACAAGAAGTCCTGCTAATATATATGATAAAATCATATCGAATATATATGAATTGGATCGTCTATGCCAATCGATGGGAAAACATTTAACAATATCAACAATAATGGATTCTTCTAAAAATGAATATATTTCTGCATTAAAAAAATTTGATGGAGTCGATCATTATTGGCTTCCATTACAAACACAATGTGGAAATAATGAAGTTGGTATTGGGGGTGTAAGTGGTGAATTAGATCACATGGTAAAGTCGATACCATGCTGGTCGCTATTTAAAGGAATATACATTGATGTTGATCTAAATGTTCGGATGTGTTGTTATGGTCATCATGATGAACATGTCCTTGGGTCATTAAAAAGATCTTCCTTGTCCGAAATATTGAAATCGGATAAAGTAATTCAAATTAAACAGAAACACTTACAAGGAGATATTCCATCAGAATGTTACTCTTGTTTAAGATAGTATATCTTACGAGGTGTTACATCGTGTTTATAAAAGAAAATTCGATTAGTGTTGGGTATAACCTTGGAGGTCAAGCATTTTTTAATCTATGTCATAAATATCGAAAATATATCAATGACATTTATTTTTCAAATCTATTTACAATGCCTGGCGGGCATATCGATGATAACAATATTTTAGAAATATTATCAACGGTTGATACGTATAATATACCTCTAAATTTAGTTATGAATCGACCCGATGCTCATCTTGAACAGAATATCGATAATTTGAAAAGTGTATATTCTGTATTGAATATAAATAGAGTTACCGTGATAGATCTTGTTGTTGCAAAAAGAATATCAGAAGAATTTCCAGATATAGAAATAGATCTATCGACACATTCAAAAATTTACAATACATCAGAAATCGAAGATTCAAATATAAAACTCCATGCGATTAATATCGATGAGCCGTCTCGTTCTATGTATACGGATTCTTTCTTCGAATATCTCCATCGGAATAATATAAAAGTAAAATATATTGTAAATAGAAGATGTCTTTATCAAAAGAAAGATATCGTAGAATTATTATCTTCAAATAAAATCAGCTGTTGTGCAAGCGGATCTGGTATCACAAATCGATGCGAGTTGATCATGAATCATTCTCCTTGGGTACGATTAATATCGGTAGCATTATACAAAGAAGATCTTTTATATAATCCATGGATCGATTGCATTAAATTATCAACGAGAGAATTGTCATTGGTAAATATTGCAAGATTATTATCTTATTGGACATCCGATGATCGAACAACATTTGCATATAATATTGATATTCATGATGATAATAGGTATGCAAAATTCATGGAAATTCAAAAAATAAAATCGAGATGTTCTCATGAATGTATGTCCTGCATGGCATGTAAATACATGTATGATGATTTAATACAAGCATAGAAAAATGAAATGAAAGGAAGGGGATATCCCCTTCCTTTTTAATATTATATATGCCATCCATGATTGATAATTTCTTCCTTCAATGCAAGCATTTCCCTACAATAATTTGGATCCTCTTTTGCATCAATTCGATTTGTTGTACATCCGTTACAAATCCAGAATAAATCGCAAGAATAACATTTCTTAGAGATGACTTCATTTGGTCGAATTACGGATGTTGATGTTACCATTGGCTTTTTATCGATTGGAATTACTTCTTTTTCATTGCGATTTAATTTATCTTCACAATTCGAATATATTAATTCTCCTCGAGGGGTTATATATACTGCTCGAATACAAGATTCGCATGTTCCATTTGAATTCAACGGACATCTACCAGTATGTCTCTCGGAACAATTAACCTCATATTTTTCATATCCACGATCAATGATATTGATCCACATACGAAATATTTTATAACGAGGGAAGTAAGATCCTTGTCTCCCCATTCTATTTGCACTATTTAATCGACACATTGTACCAAGTTCTTTCGCCAATAGAATATGGTCAAAATATCGATCGGCATTATCATTGGTAATAACTGTAATGAATGAGGGGGAATATCCAATCCGTTCATAGAATAAGTTTTGAACATTCCGAAACATTTCTTCACTGTATATCGTATTTATATCCCATAGCCTTCCGGTACCATATTGAAATGATGTAGCTACTCCGACGCGTGGATTTTTAAAAAGAGGCGTCCAGGCATCCGGATCTAAATAAAAATTTTTTAAATTCGATGTAAAGGATATCTTGCAATCCGTAAATGACATAATTTCATTGTAGTATTCAGGAGAACACATAGTTGGTTCCCCTCCGGTAAAAATAATATTATTTGGTTTTAAATTACAAATTAATTCTTTCAATTGTTCTGGAACTTTTGATAGTGAATGTTTTATTTTCAGATTTGCTGCACTACAAAATGTACATTTAAAATTACATGCAGATGTTGGTTTAATTATTAACTCCATGATATTTTCGATAACCCCTTTATGTTAACGCGTTAATATATAATACATATAATTTATTTTATAATATTTTTTTATTATATATTTTCAACGTAAGACTAATTTTACTTTCTGGAGGGCAATTTCATGCAATATTCAATCCCAATCATAAATACTACAGAAGAGTGTGAGAAACAATTTCCATCCACATTAATCATTTCAAATTTTAAGACATTCGATGCATTCGATGATTTATATGATAAAATTTACATATTAACATGTGCAATTTATAAAAAGCCAATGTGTAAAGATTTTCGGATCAAATTCAAATTTTATCCGGAAGACGAAAAGATATATGCATTATCTCCGCAAAAGATGTTGATTAATCTAAATGCATGGAGACCATTGGTGATTCTGAATGAAGTACAAAAACTTTATTCAACCGAAATTAAAGTGCTAGACCGTAGCTTCATGCTGGAGCAGATGGTCAATCAACGTACACGACTTGGATTGGAATCCAAAGTTCTTCAAGTATTGATCGACTACGGTATTCCATATAGCGATTATTCCAAATTATTCAAAACTCTCATTGAGCGTTATCAGAAAATTTCGATTGAATTTGCAGCACTGGATCAGGCATGTATCATGACACTCGAGTCTGTATTCTTGAATGATTATAAGAACTCAGAAAAGATTCGAGAACTGAATAATCTTGTCGTTCCAGACACTATGCAAACATCTGAAGTGGAACAATTCCTTGCACAAAAGAACCGCGAATTGATTGCAGAGTTTGCAAAAACAAAGAATCCGATCTGGTATATTTCCAAAGCAGGAAATCATATTAAGGATAAACAAGTACAGGAAATGTTCATCTCTTATGGACAGATTCCGGATATTTCTGGAAATGTTATTCCATATACAATGAAGGGGAATGGATTCTCAACCGGGTATACCGATCCGGCAACATACTATATCGCTGCAACAGGGTCTCGACTGTCTGCCATCGCAAACAAGTCCTTTATGGGAGATGCCGGATATTTGGCACGCAACCTGATCATATTGGCGCGTACGCTAACATTATCCAGCACCGTGTATGATTGTGGTACAAAACACATGATCAAATATTATGTGCGGGATGGGAAATTTCTCCATGCATTGGAAAATAAATGGGGAACAGAAACATTAGGCGAACCGGTTCAATTGATCAAATATCATACCCATAAACATCTCATCGGGAAACATGTATGGGTACGCCATGTTGCAACATGTGCTCTTGGGAATGAATGTTGTCATGTATGCTACGGAAATGATGCACACCTCGTATCCAATATGCCTGGTATGGCAATCTATAATACGGAGGTATTTTCCGAACCAGTCGGTCAGGGTATTCTATCTACAAAGCATCTACTCTTTACAAAAGCGAATCCGTTGACATTCGGTGAAACATTCTCCAAATATTTCAAATATCTATCTGGTGATATTTATATCAATGATGAAGACGGGATTGATGTGAAAGGAAAACTTTCCATTCGTATTGAAGAACAAAATCTTATTCCGGTGAATAAGAATGATACTATGGACCATAATACATTTGGCTCGAATGTGGTATTCCCGATCTATGTATATAATATGACAAATAAGACATACGATCAGATTGACTTGGATGGTCAAGAATCTACATTCATCGAATCGTCGGCCATGAAATATTTCGAATTGGTTGAAGATAAAACAACTGGCAAAAAATATTTCGAAATTCCATTTGATATCATTTCATCGGAAATGGAAGAGAGATTTGCATCGGTAGAAACAAAGAACAATGGTATGGCGGATAATCTTCATGCCATCATGGATCTTCTGGATACGCGTGCATTGAAATATGAAAATATGCATGAACTGGCTCAGGACTTCCTTGAATTGCTTCTTGATGCGGATATTCGATGCCGCTCGGTACAATCGGAGATTATCATCAATCGAATGGTTCGGGATGCAAATAATCCATACGAGCGCCCTGATTTCTCCAAATTCAAAGAACCAGAATATGTAATTCTAAACATCAATCAAGCAATTCTCAAAACAAAAGCACCAACGCTTGGACTATCCTATCAGGAAGTAAAGCGACAAATTTTGAGCGATGCATTGTATGATGAAAAGGATGATCCTTGTTATGAGGATTATCTTTATGGAAGATATGTCTCAACCGATCGGTTGAAGACGCTGTTAAATTCAGAAGAGGAGGAAACTCACCATGAGTGAAGAAGTAAAGAATGAAGAGGTCGAGATGGAAACTCCATCAGAGGAGACATCTACCGAAGAGTCTACTGAGAATGAAGAAACGGCAAATGCTGATTTTATTCTCGAGCAGATGAATAAACTGATTACGGAGAATACCGTAGCCATCATCAACTCGCCAGAAGTGCAGAGTGTACTAAAAGAGATCAAACATATCGATGAGGATGATCTCAAGGCTATCGTTAAGGCATTAGCCATTACCGTAAATATGTCATGCTTTGCAACGACAGTTTTCTACGATCGTCTTCTCGGGGAAGAGATCAAGAAGAATTTCCAGAATATGGTTGATCATATTAATTATATGAAGGCCGATATGATTGGTGTAAAGGAAGCAATTAAAGTTCACAACAACAAGATCTCTGATCTAGAGAAGAATGCAATTGTCTCCGATATCAAAAAGCAGTAATATTTGAAATGAATTATAGGAGGGATGATTCCCTCCTATAATTTTTTATCGTAGAATACAAGTTATATATTATTTCTATACGAGGGATACCAAGATGTTCATTTATCCTAGGAGGGATATATTATGCCAATGTCGCTGATCAACAAGAAGTTTTGCACTCTGTCGGATGCAGGTTCCCAGGAATTCTCCATTCTCGTATTCGAAGATGGAATGATCTACTTCAACGAGAAGGTTGGGGTACATCAGCTTCTCGCCGCACTCTGCATCGCGCCGGAAGGTTTGGGTGTACTGAAGAAAGCATTCCGCACAAAGCGGGAAAACCCGTACCGACTCACGAGCGAGTACGATGCAATGTATCGCAACTACGTGTATACATTTACACGTACGTTGACGATCGGCAAGGATCTGTATGAGATCGTGAACTCCGACGTCGTTCTCATCGATGACGATGGTTCCATCTCTATTGCGATGCCGCCGATGCGTCTTGCGGATCTTTCCGTGATTTTGCGCGACAAGGACAAGGTCTGGCGAGCAGCATACCATCTGTTGAGCGAGCCTCAGACGTTCAAGGACGATGTGATCAAAGATGCAATCCTCGAGATGATCTACGAGGAGTGCCACATCTCCATCGAATGTGTCGGAGATGGAAAGTTCCTTGTGGGCGCAAGCAAGGATAACGGATGGATGATCGACGAGTAAGATCTACGGGAGGGATGGTTTCACATCCCTCTTTATTTTTGATACGACAAATAATGAGGAGGATTATTCGTGCGTAAATTACTTCGACCGTCGGGATGTACAGCTATGCTTCGTGTTGCATATTTGACACCCGGATACACTTTCGTTTCAGTGAATCGAAAAGATATTCATCGATTCATGCAGTCTCGGCGAATTATCTCTGTAAAGTATACAGGTGTTAAAGATAGTGAGCTATTCGAGCGTCCGGAAGGAGCAATAAAGGGATGGCTTATCACGGATAAGTGGGGACAGTATAAATTTACTGATCTGAAAGCGACCAGTCGACTCATGCGTCGATTTGAAGTCGACTATAGCCACCATGCCGAATTTACATTTAAGCCGTATCTCAAAAAAGAATATGAATATACTCTGCGATTGACCAGGAATGATGGTCGATATTATATGGGTATTCCATGGACTCTCTACGATTCAATCTACTCTTATCCGGTATCGATTCTCAATGGAGAGTTGAGCGAATATTTCGATCTTTCCCAAATACATCTTCTCCATGTTATTGTGAAAAATCCAAAAATACATGCATACGTTCGATACTTTTTCGAGCGCAGATTGGATGGTGCATGGATTGCAAAGATGTCGATCGATCATGAAAAAATTTCAGAGCCGATGAGTGATGATGCGCTTCGAACAGCTCTGAAATCAATTCCGGTCAATACAATTAAGAGTGTATATATTACACATCGTGCAATAGGAGGTTGAATCAGATGAAAGCATTCTTTGATAAGATTCGCGGTGTGACAGAATTTCGATTGATGAAAGATCGATATATCACATTTCTTATCGACGGGAGGCAGTTTCTAAAATTTCTTCAATCCCATCGCATTGAAAAACTTACGCTGGACTATGGGAATAGTTCCTATATGTATCTTCAGCGTGAAGTAGACCGATGGCATTTTGAAAATAAAATTGTCTCTTTCGTATACATGACTGGAGTTGAATTGTTCGAATATCTGCACAAGGAAATTCCGGTCATGATCAATGGTTACTGTAAACCATATCGTGATCTTGCGGATGAAAAAGATCAGCTGTTTCAAATCTCACATGAAGGTGAGGATGAATGGCGCGTCACCTTAACCCGTAACGCGTTTCTATCACAAGGATACAAACTTGAATTGGAGGATCAATTTAAATGAGCAGAAAAATTTTACAATTTAAGGAATTCCCGAGAATCCGATTCGACGGATATAAACGGGTATCGTTCAATTGTTCCGATGATACATTTCTTCGATTGGCTCGTTCCGTATATACGAAGAAAATTGAAATCGAACTCAAGAATGAGGAAGTGAGGGTTTATGAGCACTTCGCCGGAGATCGATACTGTCGTCGCTTTGGTCAGAATCGTTGTAGTCTATCGCGTCTTGAAAGCGAAGAGATATTGAAGCTAATCAAAGACAATCGTCCTGATTATTGTCTTTTGCGATGGATATCAGGTGGAGTTAAATTCAATATCCATATCTCCGTCCATTCGCCCGGGAATCAGTTACGCGTCAATGTTCCCAGAGAACTTCTGCCAGCATCGTATCGAGATGAACTTCTCATCCTCTCGGATTTTCAAGACGACGACGAACTATGGATGAAATTCTTAACGGATACAAATGCCATTAAAGCATTGCGCATTAATCCGTTAACGAATACTACAGAGCGGCACGTATTTACATCCATCGATGAATGTGGTAGTATTTGGCAGTGGGATATTCACGGACAGGAGGATATGACAAATTCCGGGGAACTCACATCAAAGAGATTGATCGGGATTCTACAAAGGATTTTGGGTGGGAAAAATGCGGAAATATACGTGGATCAGAAACCCAAGCATCCATTTGATCGCCAGTTATATCTCTCGGATCCCGACTTATAACGGTGATATATTATCTTCATAGAGTAATCCATTCTATTTAGGAGGAAATATCATGACGCTCAAAGAGATGTTTATCCAGGCACATTCCCTGCCTGTCGATCAGTACGGTCTGTTCAAGATTGATGGAGAAGAAATTCTCCACATCTATCACTCTGGTTCACAGATCAATGTCATCGAAAGGGATGAGCCGGCATGGAGTATCATTGATTACGGGGATAAGTTCGATGTGATTCCGGTTGTGGATGGTCGCAATCGTTGGGAAGCGGCAGTTCCGTATCAGCCGAGCGCGGATGTGAACACGCTCCCAGAACGAATCAAGAATGCGTTCAAGCTCGCCGGCATCGTTGCGTGACCGATAAGAATGGGCAGGGGAAATTTCCCCTGCTTATTTTTTTAATTATTATATATTCTTTAGATAGGAGGGATATATTATGATTCTACAGCAATTGTTATTTCAAGATCGTGTTTGGTATAATGGTTCGATTGCGACAAATCCAGCAAAGAAATTATTCTTTTATCATATTACATACACGAATGCAATTGAATTATGCCAGAAATATTTTATGCGCGGGCAATTATATAAAATCATGTTACAGCAATTTCATCGGTATATCAAAGGAATCGATGATGTTCTGGAATCCTATCAGAATATAAAACATGATATGAAATCAATTGATAATATTCTCAGTAAAGTTGTATTTGTAAAGAAAGAGGAAATGCGTCGGTATCCATTCGATTCCAATGCAGTATATAGCATTTTTAAGAAAGGGAAACAATTTGGGATCATCCGATTAAAGAAATCAAATGGAACATCGTGGTTTAATATTAACGATATTCATCGAAGAATTATTGCGAAATATAATACAAAAAATGTATGTTCTGTGCGTGTAATTAAACATCATCGTCGATCAAAAGTAAATCGAATCGACTATTACGGCAATTTTCAATTACTACGCAAATATATATCTGCGCCCATTCTCTGGAAACATCCTCATTTGTATATGGATAGTATCATGAAATATTTCAACAAAGGATGTGAAAAAGTTCCGGTTCCTCTGAACCCATTGATTGTACAAGATATTCTTGATCATGATTACATTCTGGAATATCCAAAATATGATATTCGGAGTTTCTACCATCTCATTCTCGATGGGGTTATTCATGGAATGAAATCTCTATATATGACATTATATCGCATCGGGGATAATCCATCCTTGTTTAAAGTATTTCAGATTGCACGAAATTGCGGAGTTGAAATTTATGTGAATATAGAGCTAAATGCATTTGGAGAAAAGAAACGGAATATGCAATGGGCAAAACGGATGCATGAGATTGGGGTTCATATTCAATTCCATAACTTTGAGTATGGAGTTAAAACTCATTCCAAACTATGTCTGATGGAATTTGATACATTTTCCATTGCACAGATTGGAACAGGAAATTACAATACGACAACGTCATCTCAGTATTGTGATATGTCATACATTACAACCAATCCATCAATCGTATGTTCCATCAAACGATTGTTTCGTGTATTGTTGTCAGAATCATCCGATGAGCAGTTAAAATTATTCAATGAGGTATTGGCCACGGGAAATAATTTCATTGAACGATTCACCAAAGAATTTGATTATGAAATCAAGAAAGGAAAGGATGGTTATATTCGAATTAAATGCAATGGAATTGATGATGAATATCTGGAAGGAAAAATTGGGCATGCATTACATGCCGATGTAAAAATTGATGCAATCATTCGTTCTGGTGCACAATTTCCAAATTCATATATGAAGAAAATGACGATCAAGTCAATTGTATGGGATAAACTGGAGCATGCCAGAATTTATCAGTTTGGAAAAAAGAATCCAAGAATTTATATCGGTTCCTTGGATCTGCGTTCCCCGAAGATTGCAAATCGCATTGAGGTGTTGGTAAAAGTTGTTGATCCTGCATGCAAAGAATACCTATTGCGATATCTCGATCGTCAGTGGAATGATTCTAAACATGCATGGAAACAACTATCAAAGAAAGAATATCAAAAGTTGTAAGTTGGTGAAATATGTATCAACCAAATATGACAACCTATTTGAATCCGGATATCGAATACCTCTTTGATCATCCAATTTATGAATATGATATGAAGAATGCAGGGTTCAGTATTATCAATGAATTCCATCTTTTATCTCAGGATATTATTCGCGATTTATCTAAGATGGAAAAGATGAAACAAACCATTGAAATCGGAAAACTCCAGCGAGACGATAAAGAATTCTCGAAGCGCTTATCAGAGAAATTCGCATACTGTCGTAAAATATTCTTAATGGAAAATGATATTCAGGACGATGAAATCATTTCGGTCAAGAAGGATGCATTCTTCGTCACTAAGAAATGTTTTAAAACAAAATTCGGAATGATTCAATTCCGAATCAAGAATGAGTATAGTTCATATTTGAGATTTGTCGAGAATCATAATATTGAGTTATACTATAATGATGAGACATTGGATATCAAAGGGATCGGTGAATCCGGAATTTACAAACACAAACTCTATATGATTGCGTTTATCAATGATATGATGGGAAAATTGGAAACGCATGATAGTGGAGTGAAACGATATTTAAAATCATTCATCCGCCGATATAAATCAAATCTGTTGGATGAAGCGTACTACCTCGAATTCAATAACAAATCAATGGAACTTGATCCATACTATAATTGGATCCATGTGATAACACCATTTGTGAAACTCATTACAATGCAATAGGGTTGGGGGTATAAACCCCAACCCATTATCTTATATATTATAATGAAAGGAGGGGTGTCATGTGGATTCCGATCAAAAAGTATATCTTCTATTCATCCGAGCGCATGGGATGTTTCGGCAGGAATTTTATGGATGGTCTGTCTACCGTAAAGCAATTAAGACATTTTTGAAGCAACGAAAGAAATCCAAATATCTTGTAAAGGTTGGGAAATATCGCGATCTCGAATTGATGGAAGGAGTATTGGATACGAATGCATCTCTCTATATGTTGGATACGATATCCCTTCCATCCCAATCGGGATATGATATGATTCTTTTAACGACAAAGCGCGAATTGAATCTCTTTGAGAAAGATTTGGCATTGCAGTTAAAAGATTACTGTTCTATGGATAAGGTGGATAATGGGAATGATATTCATGCATATGTAACGATGTATGAATTGTTACTGGATGAATATCAAATTCCATTGCAAACGATTGGATATTATCCGCATGAGTTGGAGGAGATGTATGGGAGTGAAGAGGATGACGCACGCGCTTATTTGGATGCGGTATACGATGACATCTCTTCTCTTGACTATGATACAAAACTATCCATGATGTTGGCGAAAGCTCCATTGCGGAATCAATATCTATCCTCAGGATTGTTATCCAAGATAATATATTCTGCGGAAGCTTTCATTAAGGTGATGAGGGATCGGATGTGATATAATGAAAACTTATTCGGAAGGAGATCAGATCACCATCTATTGCATAACGTTTGATGCTGATCGGGAAGTCATTACGCATGCATGGACGGATGACAAAGAACTTGCAAAGTGGTATCTAAAATTTCATAATTCGAAACGAATGAAATTGAAACGGATCGATACTACATATGAAGATGCTCGTGATTTCATATCCAATTACATGTATGAACAAATTAAGGTTGGATATTTGATGACAAAGCATCCGCGAAAGAAAGGATCGATTACGATACCATTTCCAGTCACAGATGCGGAACGACAGTTCTTGGATGATGAAGTTGCTGATCTGTGTAATGGGCATGTTGGATACCAGACGATCTATGAAATGGCTCCCTTTCTAAAACGAAAATGGGAGTCGTTACTGATGAAGGATCTACAATTATACCCAGTATTGGAATATGTCATCCACAGTCATATTGGTAAAATTGAATGGATTGCCGGTATGGATGAAGTACGCATGTTACAAATGTATATGTCGGATAAATTTGATTGATGGAGGAGATAAATAATGGAGAAGATTCTTCGAAGTCTAATTCAAGAAATCATTCCATTTGGGTTACGCGTCGATCTGGATTTACTCAGTAGACGAAGAGATATCCATAACAAAGAAAAACATCAAGAGCTCATCTTGTTGTTGCGAAAATATGGAATCGATGATATTGTACAATTGGGGCCGGGGACAAATCGATATACAATTCGACTCAAAGGATATGTTATCAAGTTCGCAACAGATGCGGATGGGAAGATTGATAATGCAAAAGAATTTGCCATGGCAAAGCTACTCCAACCCGGAGTAATTCGAGTTCATGAAATATCTTCGAATTATACCATCCTCGTTTGCGAATATATCCAGGTATTCGGTTCCTATTTGGAGATGAAACAATATGAGGATAAGATTCGAAAGATTCTGAAGAATTGGTCATCGGTGTTTCTCATCGGCGATGTTGGAATTAGCGAAAAGAATTATTCAAATTGGGGAATTCGAATTGGTACGGAAGAACCCGTGTGTTTGGATTTTGCATATGTATATCGCGTATCATCCAAACTATTCACATGCGATAAGTGCGGCACTGGTATTCTGACACCAAACGATGACTTCACACAGCTTTTCTGTAACAATTCTCATTGTGGGAAGAAGTATGATTTCTCTGATATCCGATTGAAAATCGGAAATGATCTTCATGATCATGAAATCGGTGAGCTAACCGATCGAGGATACTTACTAACACATTCACATACCAATACGGTATTGGATGAAACAAGGTCTTCCTATCTAAAACGAAATAAGAAAGAGGTGATCAAAAAAGTAGAAGAAGAGAAAGTCGAAGACGAACCTGATACTTTCGTTATGCCATATCCACTATAAATTATATATTCTATTAATAGAGAATATGGTCTAATTTAAGGAGGAAAATTGAAAATGATTAAGGTCAATCTCATTCCGCTGAAGAAGTCTATCCCGACAGATGATATTCCAAAGCCGCCGGTGAAGGTTGTTACCACCCCAATCCCTGTCAGTAATCCGGAACCAGAGGATGAATCCTTGGATGAAATCTGGGATGCTGTTGAACTGGCGGAGAGTCCGTTGAAGGATGTTCGGATGTTCCAGCCATTGGCGTCGGATATTGCGAATTCGCTGACGGAGAAAGTCGTTCTTCCAGAGAGTCCGTTGTCGAAATATCGCAAGGATTACGGAAATGCCATCTATCATGGCATTATGCAGGCGGCCGGATTTGTCAAAGTCGGCAAGAAGTATAGTGGCACGTGCAAACTGGAAAGCGAACAGCAGAAGGTTGCACTTCGCTACGTATCGGATTACGCCGAAACACGTGTTGTTGATGTCGATCTTCCGAGCGACATCACAGAGTCCATTCTTGCATATTATTGCAAGAAGGAGTTGGATGCTGCACTACAGCAAGCATTCGCTGAATCACTTGGTGCTGCAGTACTGACACCGAGTAAAACAGAAATCCCGTCAGAGAAACCAACGGTAACGGTTCATCCGGCGACAACTGAAAAGAAGAATGATCACGATACATCTGTGCAATCAAATCTCGATCCGAATCATATCGTGATTGAGATGCAGCTGTCAAAGTTTGATTCAGATAATATCTACGTAAAGTTCGTTGATCACAACGGACGTCTCGTAGAAATTCCCATCTACATCCGAGATATCGGCGACATTAATGTCGAAGATGATCTGGATATGGATGCAGTCCTTCAGAAGTTTGCATCGTTCTTCGATGGCGACATCAAGATTTCTCCAACGGGTGAAAAAGAGATGGCGTGTCTCTACAGCATCTACAGCGGTGACTTTGTCATCAAGACGGCGAGAGTAGCTGCATTTGATACCGGCGAACCTGTGGAGCTCAACGCAGAACTTCTTCTCCTGCTCTATCATATCTTGGATCGGTATTCCAAGATGCAGGAATTCATGTATCTCTGGGAAATGCCGGTACTTGAGAAACATGATGATGCGTTCGAGGAAGATACTGAAGTTGATGACGATGATATGATGCGTGCGGCAACATCATTCGGATCAAACGATTCAGAAGATGAAGAGGTTGCAGATGAGCACGATCACGAAGACATCGAGAACGATCCCACTTGGGCTGCTAAAGTAGATCCATATGAAACAGATCTTGCATCAGAAGCAGCTCGTCCGTCCGACGGAGATTTTGCAAGCGATGAGGATGATGATACAGAAATGTTTGCTCCGATTCGTCGCAAGAAGTAAAAGGTGATTTATGTAGGAAGGGGAATCATTCCCCTTCCTATGTATTTCATTTTTGGAAAGGAGTCGATATGATCTACATTGTAAGTCATGAGAAATTTCTCATGCATATGATTGATTATTTCACTAGAGATGAATTATCCTATCTGGAATATCGAATCATATCTGCTGGGATGATTGCAGGGAATAATCTGCTGTCCGTTGCGAGTGCAAATGCACTATTTCCATCGTTCGAAAATCAGAATATTTGGATCGATACACAGAATTTGGATGCGTTAAAAAAAGGATTCTATGAAGATTTGGATTTAGAGTATAATACTCTATACCATTCGATTGTAGAACCATTTAGCGAACATCTCGACGTTGTTTTACTTACAACCGATCAAGAATATGTGTATCTTAAAATCCTTGCAGAATATGTAAGGGAGCGTTTCAAGATTCCGGTAATTGATTTGAATCGATTATTTGATAAAGGAGAAGTCGATCCGATCAAATGGAACCCAAAACGTATTCGAGATTCCATTCTTAAACTTCAACGAAAAATAAAAGAAGCCAGTGACGATTCTATGGCTTCAACTGCTTCCGGAAGATTAAATCTGCTTGATCACATGAATCGAAAAGAGCGCATCAAGAAACTGATTCAAATCGGTGTTGATGTCGATGCGCATGAGTCCGATGAAGTAATCCAAGAATTGCTCATGGAGGCATGGGTGAAAGATGACGAATAATCGTCATCTTTTTTGCACGCCCCGAAACAAAACCTTAATAAAGTTGGGCTTGTTTCTTTATTTTTTATAAAAAGGAGTAATTAGTATGGCCACGCCTAAGAATGTTATCGATCTCGGTAAGATTGAAAATCAGTTGTATGATGCTGCTAAGAGCGCGAAATCAGTCAACTCGATGTTTTCATCTGTTAAAAAGAATATGTCGCCGGTAACGAGTATCATTTCAAAAGCATCTAAATCAATTCTTCAATTTCCAATATATATTACAAAATCAATTCGTATCAATGAAGCACAAGTAATTGGGAAAACATTTGAGCGTTATTATGCATCACTTGTCCAGTCTGCACTTGCACAACATCCAATCATTGACCAAGAAGATGCGAACGGGATGAAATTTCTCCGCCAATTCCATATCAATCTTGACTCTTCTGGATATGGTACAAAAATCAACCCAATGACGGCAACAAGCAACATGTATGGTGAGTCATCCAATGGAATTGATGAGCTCGATTCCCTAATGATTGAGTCATTACATCGTGTGTTTGAGATTAGTGATAATCTCATTCTTGAATGCAATGCATTTGCACCAACAAAAGAAATGGCATATTTCATCAGCGAGAGTGCTCGTCTCGCAAATCCGCCATTGACTGGATTTAGCTATCTAGAAGCAAAACCAAATAATGGTGCTACTGTAGTACCTCCTCCAAAGGATCCAAAGGCACAGCCACATCCGTCCGTTCTGAAGGATGTAGAAATTCGTAAGTGGAATTCACTTGCACCATTTGCAATTTCGGCAACATTCAAAATTCGAAATGGTAAGGAAATTCGCGATGCTGTTACCTATGTCATCGGTGTTAAGACCGTTCTTCATCCAGTTGAATTGAAGGATTTAAATGATGATTTGGAAGATATTGTAAATGGTTCCAATCGAAAGCTTCAGAAGGTTCGTTATACAAGTGGAGAAATTTCAGCAAAGGATTATTTCCTCAATCTTTCGAATATTAAGAAGAATGCTGCAAGAGCTCTTAAGAAGAGCAACGCATGGCTTTCGACACTAAAGCAACTGGCAGATTATCAGAAACTTTCTGGGACGATCATGAATGTTCGTGGAAAGGCACTTCCAATTCCAAATGGTACCATGGTTCTTTCTCAGGCAGATGTGATTTACCTGCGAGATAATACAGGTATTGATCTCGGAGATCCTACAGTAACCGCAAAATTCTGCCAATCATTATTCCTTATCGCACTGACAATTGTTGATGAAGTTGCTGGAACGATGAAGATGTATTTTGATGGAAATGTCGATTGGGATGTTCAGTCCATTGCTTCTCTCGATGCTGAGATCCAGAAGCAGGATAATTCTAGAATCAGTTCAGAACTTAGCAAGATGATCAATCGTTGATATAGGAGATGTTGTGAATGTATACGAAGAATTTGAAATATGATATTCAGGATATCTTCATGCAGGGATATACTGAAGGGACTACTGCATATACAGAAGCCTCTGTTGACGTAAAAGCTCTCGGTGGGAAATTTCTTAAACTCATTAAGAATCTTACACGAAAGATTGTATCGAAATTCACTACGAAGAAGCTAACAAAGGTAGATAGTGATATTCGTGCATCAAAAGGCAATATCGATAACTTTAAGAATATTACAGAACTTGAAACATCGATTCGAGTTCTAAAAGAAATGAAGCAGACAACTGCAAATAAGGTAGCTGATAGCATTGAGGGCGGAGTGTCCATCCTGAGATCATACAAACAGTACTATGAGAATGCATATTCCAAACAGTCCGATCTCATTATCATGGAATACGAGTGTACTGTGTATGTGATGTATACTTCTGCTCAGTATGCACTTGCTTGTTATTATAACCTTGATAGCAATATTACAAAGCAGGGTTCGAAGGAGAAGTATGCCGAGCATGGCGGACTCATCTTTGATACGCTTCATCGAATGGTGGAGAAGCTGAAGGATAAGGATCATTCTACCTATCTCAAGGAAATTGTAAAGATTTCTGAGAACATGGTTCTTCCTGTCCATGAAAATGCTGCGGCTGTTACTATGGTGACAAATAATATTTTTCAAATCTTTGACAGCCTCGGCACAATCCTCAAAACTGGAAAGAATATATTCACCATTGTAAAGCGTACGTTGTTTGGAATCATTCCCCTCATCCAGTGTATTGTTGCCATCCGATATCGTCGTAAAGTAAATACAATCATGGAACTTGAAGAGCAGATTCGTCTCATTGAACGTAATATGGAACAGCTTAAGAATCGAAAGAACATCGATGATGATAAGAAGGAAGAAATTCTGAAAAAGCAGCAGGCTTCTGTTGATGAACTTCGCAAGAAGAGCGAAAAGCTTCGTGCGCAGTTGATTGACACGGAAAAAGAAGCAGCAGAAGATGTTGAAAAGGATACGAAGGATTCCAAAGACGATACAAAGAATGACAAAACATCGGATGATGATATTGTCCTCGGTTAATTGGAGGGATTCAAAATGAAACAATTAACAGATGGATTATGTTACATTTCAGAACAAACGTCATTCCCTGAGGATTATGAAAACTTTGGATATACTGTGCGAGAAGGATCCAATGGATTCCCGATTGTTGACTTTGAATCCATTCTACAATCGTTTGGTGTTCTGAATCGTAACGGTAGAAATTATCTACAGGATAATGTGTGGACGATGGTGCAAACAGATCCATATGTTACCGATCAGCGAAAACGGAATTGTTGGCAAGGTGAAGAAGATCATCCAAGTCCAATGATTGATGGACAGAAATTGCCAATTACCCGTCTTACGGCAACAGACCTTGGGCGTGCATCTCATTACATTCGAAATCCTCGTTGTGAGGGAAATAAACTAAGGGCACATATTCAGACAGATAATGGCACTGAATGTGGGCGTAACATGGCGGTCAAGATCATTGACGGAAAGATCGTTCCTGGATTCAGTGCGCGTGTATTTGGTAATATGACGAATGTGGAGGGTAAACCAACCATTATTCTGACACGCCTTATTACATATGACTGGGTCAATTATCCTTCTCACTCAGATGCACTTGCAGAACTCAATCAACCGTTGATGGAATCTGCAAACCAGACAAAACATTTCCAAGAAACCTTCGGTGGTACACTTGTCACATTCGATGAGCTTCGTGAAATGCTTCGTTCCAATTCCGATGAAATGAAACTTCTCTGCGAATCATTCCATATTGATGAATCAAATATCATTGGTATGTGCGGAGATAGTGCTGTAGTTCAGGAGAATGCAAATATCTTTGTACAGCCTCTCACAGACAAACGCATCCTGAGTAAATCAAAGAATATGATTTCCGAATGGCTTCATAGTTGATGAAATATGGAAGGGGATTTCTCCCCTTCCATATTTATTTCACATTGAATTCTGTTTCATTATGGTAAATAATTTCCTTTTGCAAATAATTCTTTGTTACGTCATGGACTTCTGTATTGGTCAGATATAACATTCCATCGTTATTTGTTTTAAGAATGTATTTATCATTCATTCCGTTGTAATAAAAATGCCGAATATTGATATTCTTCAAATACAATGGAATTCGCTTAACATGTTTTCTAGAGATGAATTTAAAAATAATGCAATTGATATTATCGAATGTATGAATTTTTGATACCAATTCCTGCAATCGTTCTACCCCATAAGATGCATGTGTATCAAAAAGAATACCAACATCTTTTAGATTCGATTCATGTGTCAGCCATTCAAAGATGGAATAATCCAATTCAATGAATCCGCAATCCCATTCGAAAATTCCTTCTGCAATACATTCCTCAAATCGTTTCCCGAAAAACCAATAAGGAATATCTCTTCCAAAATATTTTTTATAGGTATCCAATTTAATTCCAATATGTTTATTGAATTTAACGGTAAGATGTTGTATAGTATCTCCTGTAATCAGTTGATGAATTTTATGGGATTTAAATCCGACTGGTGTTTCCAACCAAATAAAATCTTCCGTATGATCTGTATTCTCGATGATGAGTCGACCATTCTTACCAAAGATGATATCATCTGGCATAAATCCAACCATACGATCAATTGAATCGATACGAAGCGTTCCGTCGATTTTCAGAATACCATGATTTCGTAATTTGAATGTTGCATGATCATAAAGATATACTTCAGCATCTTCCATGATTGTAAATACGGCATTATCCAATATTATAACACTATCGGTTCCATGACAAATTAACTTTCCATATACATCACATTTTGCATGATCATTCATGGAAGATTTCTTTGCTTCTTTCGAAGAATATCCGATATATAATCCTGGCATATACGTATTGGATTCTTTTACTTTATCTACAATATGAAGTGTTGCTGATTTTTCAATGGTTAAATTTCTGAAATAGTGTGAATCTTTATATTCTTTTGCACACTCATATGATTCACAATTGGTACCGACACTTCCATAGAAAAGAGCATGGAAGTTTCCAAGAATGATATCACCTTTGAATAATCGAACATCACATCCCCAGAAATTGGCCGCATAATCTCCATACACATAAGAATGTCCAATAATGGATTTTCCACCGTTGTATACTTTTTCCCCAATGCTATTTGGCGTTAAATTTTGACTATGAAGTGATTTTAGATATTGATTGAGGGTATAAACATCTTTCAGTTCCGGAATATTTGTAATTCGTAAATCGATACCGTCAGCAAGAATAAAACGAGGATTGTTCTTCAATACGCGTAAACGAGAAACATCGATATTGATGGAACCAAATATTTCACACAGTGACCCTTCGTTGACAATAACATCTGAACTATTATCAATCGTCACGGTGCTGGTATTTGATGCAACGACATTGGATTTATTTCCACGCAAATACAATCGAGCTCGTTTTTCAATAATCAAACCGCCATTGCATTCAACCGAACATCCGTGGTTCAATAACAATTGTTTTGTAATTTTTAATGTTGCCTTCGGATAGATGGTCAACCCCATCAGAATATTATCATTATCCATGTAAATTGTTTCGCCTGTCTCGACAACTCCTGTACCGATTGCGATGGTACACTTCGTTGCTTCGGTATTCAAACGATGAATACGTATACGGGCACCATTTGTCATGGTATAAAATGCATCCGAATCTTTCGGCTGATTGTGAATTTTATCTTTATATTTATTCAGCACATCATATAATGTATCCATTGAATATCATCTACTCCTTATCAATCACTTTATATATTCCGTGAATTGATAAAAAAGAATGAGAGGGGATATCCCCTCTCATTCTATCACCCGAACCTATAATGTTCATCATAATATTTCATACATATAACTTCATTATCAACCCGACGTTCCATGTATTCATTGAAATATTCTGCTGCATAATCTTGGTTAAAATCATACTCATAAATTGAATTGATCAGAAAATGATACGTTGCCCAATTGAATTTTTTAATGAAACTTTTTCTCAAGTTATGATATTCCTCTAATGTTGATTCAACCGTGAGATCTCGATATGCAGTAATCAATTTTTGGAACTGATTACACATAGACTGTGTAACTTTCAGAATTGGCGAATACGTAGGATAACGCCGGGAAAGATGAATGATGGCTTTGTAAATATCATAGATCTCACCTTTCGTAAGATCCGGCTTTATGGCCAAAAGGCTATCATAAACATTTTCAGACAACCATTTCCATCGATTTTCATAATTCAAATCATACAATCCGATAATATATCCATGTGGAGATCCATAAATGTATAAATTATCCTCACAATATTTATACCCAAAAGATACTCCATGGATGATATCAAAGTCTTCTTCAAATAATTTGAGATTATGCATATTGATTTCCTTTCAATGAAATAATAAATGAGAAGGGAATATTCCCTTCTCATTTTCATCACGCAGATTCAATGATTTCAATCTTATTCTGAGAAACCGCATATCCGTTATAATTCCAAATATATTTAGAATCATTATACTTCTCAGGGATATAAGACTGTGTAATTCGTGTCTTCATTGCTTCAATCTTTTCTGTAATCGGAAGAACAAGCTTTTCTGCTTCTTCAAACTTTACTGGATCGGACAGCGATGCAAGAAGTACACGTTCCCGAACAACCTGCTTTACAAGAAGATCGGATAGTTCTTTTGCAATATCCTCCGGAATTTCAACCTGATCAATTACACGCTGAATCATAAAAGTATATCTCCTTTTCTAATGAAATTAATTCACCTGAATTAACTTCAAAAGTTCCTCACGAATGGAATTAATATTCCGAATATCTTTGATTGTATTTGCAGCACCAATCGAAATGATGTTATTGCCATTCAGAATTGTGAGAACGGCAAAGATGACATACTCGATCGTATCCACTGCAAATAACGCAGGCATGTAATACATATTGATCCACTGCGATAGGAATGATCCAAGTTCCAATGTTTTCATTCGCGGCGTAAGCTCTGTTAATAGTTCTAATAGTCCACGAATATCAGACGGATTTGCATTTGCCCAATTGGATTTAAGAAGCTGGATATCCATTTCATTAAGATGCGTTAGCTTCGCCAGTGCTTCCTGATCAATGGTCTCCATTGGATGAATGGAACCGAAAATATGAATGAGGAAGAATTTTCGAATATAGTATTTTGCCGATTCAAAAATACGTTTGTCGGTTCCAATTGCATATTCCCGATTGAGGATACGTACAAAAAGCTCCATATAAGATTCCATCAGCGTATTCTCTAAATATGGAGATTGTGTCAGCCGAGCATAGTCCGTATACAGTGCATTACTAATGGCTGCACCGACGAGAAGATCATGAAGAATTGGGACACTGATATTCATGACACCTGCTTTATTGTGCGTCACAAAACGATCGATGAACAGATATGTGATATATGTATCCGCTCGACGAAATGTCATGAATGGCAATGTCTGTGTCAATGAATTTGCAGGATTATCATTATAGAGAAGAATGATATTCCCATTTTCAAATTTTGAAATCGCTGCTCTCGATAGAGAATTTGTATACTGCTTCAGCTGAATATAAATTCCTTCAATATCATCAATCGTCAAATGCTTTGCATTCTTAATCAGATCCACAGCTCGCACCATTGGATCACTATTCCCTTGCAACTTTTCACAAATATCTTGAAACACATAACTTGTGGAAAGCTTTGATTCACAAATACACTGAATCATTATAGTCACTCCTTCATATCGTGTCATTTATATAACGAGTACTGCATGATATCCCTTAGTGAGTATATCTCAAGTTCAGATAATACAGCATCGATTCCATCGTATGCAATTGGTTTTCTTTGGAATGATTCCTCATTGATATTTAATTTTGTAAAGTCTGTAATAATTGTTACCAGTGTCTTTGTTAATGGAATGGAATCTTTTCCATTCTCGAGTAGCATTTTGGTTCGAGCTTGTAATTCATTCAAATGATTGTAAATATTTTCAATCGAATGATATTCTCGCATAAGCTTTAATGCGGTCACTTCTCCAATTCCTGGAATCCCAACGATATTATCGGAATGATCTCCTTGGATAACCTTCAATTCAATCCACTGATCTGGTGTTAAGCTATACTTTTCCATCAACCATCCCCCATCAACATACTCTTTGTTTCGGGGGGAATATACATAGACACTATCATTCACTAATTGATAGAGATCTTTATCAGATGAGACAAGAATGCAATACATATCATGATCCATACAATATCGAGATATCATGCCGAGGACATCATCTGCCTCATACTCAACATGATTGATGATTGGATATCCTAGTAGCCCGCAAAGATGAAGAGTGTATTTCATTTGAAATAAAATATCATCATCTTTCTGTTTTCGGTTCGCTTTATATGTTTTACATAGCTTCCGTCGGAATGTCGATTCGCGACTGACATCATTACATATCACGATATAATTTGGATTCAATGCTTCTTTCAATTCGCGCAATTTATAAAAGAATCCTCGAATAGCATTTACATTTTGACCTTTGCTATTGTAAAGTTTTTCTCCATAATATGATTGAAATAGAAAGTTGTTAAAGTCGATGGTAACGACAACTGGTTTTTCCAAAATTCATTCATTCCTTTTCATCATAAAATAAGAGATAAAAAGAGGGGACAAATCCCCTCCTTTTATCTGTTGGATTAGTGTCTCTTATTCTTCTTCTTTGAATTACGACCCTCGACAGGTGAAAGATCGTCATTCTCTTCTACATCTTCCGTATTTTCTGGAGTTTCATCCGACTCCGTATTCTCCGAAACCATTTCGCTTTTATCAGATTCAACTGGAGCATCATTTACTTCCGGTTCTGCAGGAGATGTCGGTGCACTTACTTCGGCGGGAGTTTCATTGGGAGTTTCATTCACAACCGGTGCTTCCGCTGGCGCCTCTACTGTAGTGGCAGCTTCATAATCCTCAAACTCATCGAATACTCGCGTGATGTTCTGATTGGTCAGAGCATGGAACTTCCCATCATTCGGATTGAGATAATTCACCGTGAGATTCGGTGATGTCTGCAGAATTGTTGCAGCAGTCATACGACCCACCGGAAATGGTTCCGTGATTGGAGCAAGCATTCCCATACGAGGAATGAGACCGTTGCCAAGAACTTGAATTTTTACCATGGATATCTCTCCTTATTCTCAAACTTACAATATATACGTTTGGAGCACGACTTTATATTTTAGTGTTGCTCCCAATATCTTATTTACTCGATCAAACACCCATATCTTCTTGTGTTTTTGGAAGAATATAACTATCTGTAATCAAGTCTGTTTTCAATGCTGCAGCCAATAGATAGGTATTGACGGTATTCAGCGTTGTTTTGTTACGAGGATCATTTGTGAGGGATTCTAACTCAACGTATCCATCCTGCGCAATGGATTTCTCCATCTCACGTTTCATAACCATATCATCGGAACGTGGTCCGTGTAACTCTTGCAGGATTTTATCTGCACCGATCGAGACAAGCATTGTTGCTTCAATATCACTGTTTCGCGAATTCTTATCTTCGTTGATAACCTGTCCTGTCAGCATGGATACCTTTTCATTGTTAATGGTCATACCATTTTTCTTATGAAGCATCTGCTGCGTACGTTTTACATTGTAATATCCAACCAGACATTTTTCTTTCGTAACAACAACATTGTTATGGTCGCGATTTAGATGGGGAAGATAAACATATTCCATGAGTGGAATTTTCAATTCATTTGCAGCATTTTCACAATTCTGCATATCAAGTTTATTTTCATAATCGATGAGCTGGAATGCAAAATTATCCTTTTCATCATCCAAGAATGATTTCATAAATTTTGCAAACTCTTCATCTTTCATAACAGAGAAAATATTCCGATAATGATCGGTATTAATGCCGGTAGGATCCAATTTATCAAAGACGCGATAAATGAGATCTTCTACTTCTTTCCGATTAATAACTTTCATAGGATACCTCCAATCAGATCCGAATCTTCAATGGAATGGATTGCAATTTTTCATTGGATGTTGTGATAATCTTTTCCGTTGGAAGTTTTGATTTCTTCTTATAGGGAGAACTATCGACATCAATAAACAACTCATTCATTTCATCAATTGCTGCAAGAATCGTATAATTGCTGCTATGATCATCGTTTGCTCCATATACATTGCCGCTAATGGTAATGTTGATATAGATTGCAGGGCGATTGTAGTATTTTTGTTTCCGTACCGATAATTCTTTTTTATTGAAATAATAAGACAATTCTTCACATTGCGCAATAATGCGATTTGCCAATTGATTTGGATCTAAATCATCATAATGACTATACAGCAATTCTCGAATATTCAATCCTAATTGTGGAATGGACGGATAGGATCCTGGTGTTGCAAATAAAATCCATGTAATGATATTTCGAATCATCTCTGGCGTTTCGATAATTTTATTATTCCCATATTCATCAACCGTTAAAGATCCATCATACCCCAATCGATTTCCATCAATTGCCATAAACAAATCACCTCTTCCGAGCGTATTATAACTATGGGTTCATCATAGAATAAAAAAGGAAAGGAGGGAA